GGATCTGGCCCGTTGCGTCGCTGATGAGCGCCTTGCGCTCGTAGTCCTGGCCACGGAACCAGTTGAAGAAGTTCTTCGTGTAGATGGGGTCGACGGCCTTGGGGATGTCGCCCTTGACGAACTTGACCTCGGGCTTCTTGAGGTCCGCCAGGGCCGACACGATCTCCTTCTGGTCGGCGATGATCTTGTCCGTGAGTACCTTGATTTCCGATGCCGGTGCGTAGCTTTTCAGCTTAACGTCGACCTCGGTCCTCAAGGTCTGGGTGAGCGTATTCAGCTCATCCTTGAGTACCTGTTTTTCGTCAGGCATGTGTACCTCTTTCGATGGATTCGCGGAATTCTTTGACGACCTCCGCGTAGGTCTTGAGCGAGTGGATTGACTCCGGCTCGACTATGATTTGCGGCTTCACTTCGGGAGTGGACACGGGGTCCGGCTCCTTATTGAGAAGTGCCAAACAGTCATCGCAAAGTTCGACGGGTTCGCCGTCGATATTTATGATTTCCGACTTCACGCCCTCCACGACCGCGCCGGGGCAAGCCTGGAAGACGCAGGGACTGATTTCCCAGAGTTTGATTTCCTTGAGAATGCGCGTCCCGGCGTCCCTGTCCACGTCTTCCTTCTTGGTCTGATATCCGATGGACAGGCCCTTGATAGCCTTCTGCATCATCAGGGAGCGGATATCCCGCGCTCTCTCCACGTCGAGATTGAGTTGCCCCTCGATGGCGAGCCCGGCCTTGTCCTCTTTTCCCATGATGATGCCGATGGGGGTATCGGTGTTGTGGCTCCAGAGCATCGGGAAGGATTCGTTCTCTTTGAGTGTCTTTTTGAACGCGCCGCGAGCCACGCTATCGCCGTAGCTGTCCACAACATCCCAGATGGAGGCGTATCCGGTGAACGTCCCCGCCTCCTCATCCATCTTCGTCAGTATGAAGGGGAACTCTTTCGTTTCGAGTTTCTTTGACATATCGGTCCTCCTCACAATTCCCCGACTACGGGATAGGTGCTGCACCTGCAATTGCACGTATTCCCCGCGCTCCCCCGCTGGTCGCCGGGATGGGCCATCGCCTCACCGCCGATCGTGAAGTCCTCGTCGATGCCGACCTCCTGGCCGTCCGCCTCGACGTGATCTTCCCGCGACGTGGCGAGTTTCTGGCAGTTCCATCCCTGCCTGTCGATGTCGGGGTTCTGCTTGTATCCCTCATGCGAGCCCCAGCCGTCCGTGCGCGTCATCTCGGTCGAGGCGATCCGGCGGGCCTCCCATGCGGCCCTGCCATCGAGCGCCCGCCAGAGTTCCTGCGTCAATTGTTCGGTCGTGAAGTTCTCGATGGTCGCGTTCTCGACGAAGGACTTGACGAACTCGCCCGTTGTTTCGTTGAAATACTTGGCCGACTTGGCGATCTGCGCCCGGAGCTTCGCCAGCATCTCGGACGTGACCTCGAAGTGCGGCTCATCCACCTTCGCGTCATCGACCGGCTCCCAGAGTTTGCCCTGCGTGGCGTTGAAACCTGCCTGCCCGGCATACTTGAATGCCCGCTCGTAGAACGGAAAGAACCGCTCGGCATAGGCCTTGACCTCGGCCAGGACATCGACGGCGAACGCGGGGGCGATGCCTTCCTTGATGCGGTCGCGGACGCGCTCAGCCTGATCGCGCAGGTACTTCTTCACGAGCGGAACGAGCTGGCGTTCCTGCGTGGCCAAGCGTCGGTCGAATGCCTTCCAGAGGAGCGTCTTTCGCTCGGGCCCAGACCAGAAGGACGCCTTGTGCGTAGGGCGCGATTTGCGGACCTTGCCGGACTCGCCGTCATCGTCCAGTTCGTCCTGATCGTCATCGCCTCCGGGCGTAAAGTCCGGCATGGGCTCCGGCTCGGCGATAGCCTGTTCGAGCGGTATCTTGCCTATCCCGACCAGGACCACGTCGCCTTCCGGCCCGAGGTCGTCGTAGCCCGTCGCCTCGCGTTTTTCGTTCTGCGTCAGCCAATCAGACTGGGCGATATAGGAGTACTTCTTCCCCCGGTCCTCCTGGATGGCCTCGATAGCGTCGCGGTCGTACTCAAGCCTGATCTTCGGGCCATAGAGCGGAGCGAGCCAGGCATTGAGTTCGTCCCGCAGGACGTCCATCATCGGCAGGACTGCTTCCATGTAGAACGCCGCCCGCGCCTCCTGCATATTGGCGTAGGTCGATGCCTCCGTGTCGCCCAGGAGTTGCGACGGCACGTCGAAGATGGCGCAAATGCGCCGGGTGTTGAACTTCTCCGAGTTGAGCCAGTCCATCTCCTTCGGCGTGATGGCCATTGGTTGCCATTCCATGCCTCCCGATCCGCCCTCGAAAATGGGAATCTTCCCGGCATTCTCCGCACCTTGGTACTGTGCAAGGTCGGCGAGCAGAACCTTGCGCTGGTCCTCTGTGAGCGTCCCGTCGACCTTGAGCGCTCCGGGGATGCGCATATCCCGGTTAAGCAGGTTCGCGTTCCAGTTCATCGACAGGTTGGCGATATCGATCGACTTGGCCGCGACCTCAAGCCGCGATAGGCCGAAGAAGTCGTTCGTCGGATGAAACTCCGTGACGTGCAGGATCTGCTCAGGCTTGTAGACGTAGATCCGCCCATTGGCGTTGTACTCCCAGGCGCTGATGTACTCGCGTGGTCCGATCCCCGCCTTGGGCGTCATGCGGTCAGGGCGCAGGGCGTACAGATACTTGGGCGGGGCCGAGGGAATGCCCTGCACGCGCTCGATATAGGAGTTTCCCGACAGGAGCAGGAACGACGTGACCTTCCGGATGAACGAGGAGCGGGAATCAAACTCGTTGGGTCGGGCGAGGAGAAGTCCTAGCGAATGGCCTTCCTTCTCGTTCTCGCCGTCCATGACGTACCAGTCGATGCCGCCCGCGGCCTTGGCTATCTTCGACACGCACCCGAAGACTGCCGCGACGTTCTGATATCCGGCCTCGCTGAGCGCCGCGTAGTTCTTGGGCTTCCAAACATACGACCCTGCGCCGTAGGCGGCGATGATGGGCGGCCAGGAAGCGGACTCCTTCTTCTTGGGTGGGCGAGGTTTGAAGATATCGAAGATGCTCATTGACCTCATCTCCTACGCCGTCCAGATGCGCGGGCCGCTCATGCCCATCTGTAAATTCCACCAGGCGAGGGCCAGGCCGATGACGCAGTCGTCGTGGTAGCCGTCGGGCGCAGAGTAGTGAACCGTTCCGCTCTGCCCGATCTTGTATTCGAAGATATCGAGTTCGTTGGTCTGGACCTTCTCGTCGAGGATGCGGATCTTCGTCTGCTCAAAGGCGATCATGAGCGCCTCGATGAGTTTCTTCTTGCTGTCGCTCGTGAACTTGTAGCCGTCGACCGCGAGTCCAGCCCTGCTCAGGTCGTCGTAGATGGGATCGCCAATACCTGTGGAATCGACCAGCAATCGCGCTCCATACTTGCGGACGGTCGTAATGATGCGTTCTTTCTGGACGGCCCAATCGAGCAGGTTGAATCGGTCGAAGAAGACCTGACTCCCCGTATTGTCGAGGATGGTCAGGACGGTGAAGTCTGTGAGCCGCGCCAGGTCAAGCCCCGCCCGATACGAGCGCCCAGGGATGGGATCGCTTCGTGTTGACCCGATGCAAGCCTTGACGTTGCGGAAGACCCCGGCGTTGTTGTCCAGGAACTCGGCCAGATACTCCTGACTGAAGACATCGACCGGGAGCGACTGCCGCGCCTGCTCGATATCGGCGGCAGGGACCTTCGGGTTATCAGAGGTCGGGAACTTCCACGACTTATAATCCGGATGTGCCGGGTCGAAGCCTCGAGTCCAAAGTTCGTAGAACCAGTTCTTGCCCTTCGGCGTGGAGATGAACAGCACCTTGCCGCCGGTATCGCTCACGGCGGGGCGCAGGACTTCCTCCCACACGTCGCGGCTCACGCGGGCGGCCTCATCCACGACAACGCGCATCAACCCCTCGCCCCGCAGCGTGTCGGGATTGTCCGCACTCTTGAACGTGATCGCTGCGCCGTTTATCAACTCAACCCTCATCTCCGAGTGGCTTATGTTCTTGAACGCCGCCTCCGCCTGTCCCTTGTGTGCGGCTGAAACGAGCGTGCGGAAGGCCATCTTGCTTTGCGAGTAGATCGGGGCCAGCCACCAGCTTTCGCCGATGCGTTCGCAGGAACCCTTGAGCAGCCAGTTCAACCCGCTGAGACTCTTCCCCCAACGGCGCCCGGCATCGACGGTCAGGAACCGTTCGGGCGCATTGAGTACCTCGAGTTGTGAAGGACGGGGGGAGAAACCGGCGATTATCATTCATGCGCCTCACCGTTGCCGTTGTCGCCGAAGCGGAAGGACAGCGTTGCCGTCATATCGACGGGCTGACTGACCTTGCCCTCTGTCCTCTCGGCGATGAAATCGACGGCCCATGCCTCGCCCTTGAGCGCATGATTCCAGACAACTCGGACCAGCCATTCGACCTTCTTGAGTTTGACCTTGCCCTCGGCGTCG